GTACACAAAAGCTTCTGGACACACTTTACAACAAAGCCCTAGAAGGTGACACTAAGTCAGCCCAGCTTTACCTACAGGCCACCAACCGTATGTTGCCACCTACGGTAACGGTTCAATCTAATAAGAAGGCAACGGAGTTGTCCGACTCTGAGCTCGATGAACTCATTGGACAGATTGCTGCCCATGAGAAGTCGCGACGTAATTTTAAGGTGGTGTAGTGACTACAACAAATGATGCGATGTATGAAGCGTTGACGGTCGCTTACCCGCTTGCGGGTGCGACCCTTGGGGACTTGCTTTATGCGTTCTGGTCAGAGAAGGGTTTGGAGTACCGGGGCACCCTACAGTACGAGTTCTTTCAGGGTGAGGGCGCCGTAGGTAACACTTTGGGCGACCTTATGAACAGCTACTTTGTTGATGTTTACCCAGCAGCTGTAGATTTGGAAACTTTTAGTACTGACGATTTCGAAGAATGGTTGGAACTACAGATATTTGACCGTTATGACACGGTTGAGCAAACACTGTTTTCCCTCTAATGTAACGATTTAAATAAACACATAGGAGATAACACATGGCAACTTTCACAAAACTAGCGTTACAACCAGCAGGCACCACAGGCACAGGTCTTGGTATCAAAGTTGCTGCTACCGCAACTGCGGGCACAGCGATTCATACTGCGTCATCCACTCCTACAACGATTGATGAAATTTGGTTGTACGCAGTCAATTCATCTGCTTCGGATGTTAAGTTAACTATTGAGTACGGCGAAGCAACTGCACCAGATGGCAATATTGAATATACTGTTAAGGCTGAAAACGGTCTGTATTTGGTTATTCCAGGTCTTGTGTTACAAGGCAACGCTACTGCTAAAGTTGTTAAGGCTTTTGCTGCCACAACAAATGTTATTATAATTCACGGGTATGTAAACCGAATCACAGCATAACTTTAGTTATGTCTAGGATTCTTAGAAATACATCAGGCGGTAAGGCTATTAGCGGTGGTGCTTTAGCACCACGCTCTCGCCGTAATAACACTTCTCAAGTTGATGACTATTTTCGTGGCGGTGGTGGAGCGTTTACAGCCGTTGTTAATTTTCTTTTGGTTGGTGGCGGTGGAGGCGGCGGTATAGCCGTCAACTATGATTACTCTGGTGGCGGAGGTGGCGGTGGTGGTGTTTCCGAACATACATTCACAGCAACAAGCGATGTTCAATATACAATAGTCGTTGGTGGTCAAAGCACCGCAAGCAGCGCATTTGGAACTAGCCGTTCTGGCGGAAGTTATGGCGGTCGTGGTGGTGGTACTTCTGGAAACGGTTACGGTGGTGGCGGCAACGGTTTTGCTGGTGGCGGTGGCGGCGGTGCTGGCGGAGGTGGCAGCGCTGGCTCAGGCTATACGGCTGGCAATGGTGGTGCTGCTGCTGGTAGTTCTTATTTTGGAGGCAGTCACGGTGGCGGTGGCGGTGGCGGTCAATATGGTGGACAACCCCCAGGCAGCAGCGGTGGAGGAACTTATGGTGTTGGAGGAAACGGCGCCACCACTCCTGGTAGCGGTACTGCTGGTGGCGGCGGTGGTGGTACGGGACGTGTAATTTTAAGATACCCAGACTCTTTACGTGCTGCTACTGCTACTACTGGTTCACCAACCATAACGGTTTCTGGGGGCTACAGAATTTACAATTTTAGCGGAAGCGGGAGTATTACAATCTAATGGCATACTTTGCGAAAATTGCAAATGGGATAGTTGAATCTGTTATAAGAGTTGAAAACAGTGAGTTGTTAGACCAAGATAATGTCGAGCAAGAAAGTTTGGGTCTTGCTTTTATTGCATCGCTGGGTCTTGATGGAGAGTGGGTTCAAACGTCTTTTAATGGCACTTTTCGTAAACAGTATGCTTGTCCAGAAGGTACTTATGATGCCATAAACGATGTTTTTATATCTCCAAAACCTTTTCACTCTTGGGTTCTTGACGAAAACTTTGACTGGCAAGCACCTGTTGCTTACCCAACAGACAATAGAAAGTATTGGTGGGATGAAGCTACGCTAAACTGGGTACCCCGAACAGAAGAATAGTAGTTTTACTACAAGTTTATTAAAAAAAACAAAATGGACAAACAATACGTGTTTTTGGCTGGACTACCTCGTTCTGGCTCAACTCTTTTTGCAAGTATTATTAATCAAAACCCTGATGTGTTTGCTTCATCTACATCTTTTTTATGTGATGCTTTATATCATACATATCAAATATGGAATAGCCGCCAAGCACTCCATGGTGGTTCAAATGACGTTGGGGTAGAAAATGTTATTAAATCAATAATACCTTCTTTTTATGTTCATCAAACTGAGTCTGTAATTATTGATAAATCATTTACCTGGGGCTCTCCGTATAACTTAACTGTATTAATCAAAGCCCTTGGCTATGTTCCAAAGTTTATTGTTATGGAAAGGGATATTCCAGAAATAGTTGCATCTTTTAAACGCTTGACGGACGTATCACCAAACTATAATCAAAATACACAAACATCAATTATTGACCCATGTATAATCTCATATAAAAATTTATTGTCCCAAATACCTGACCGTTGTTTCGTTGTATCTTATGAACGGCTTTGTAATGACACAGTAAAATTACTTGAAGAATTTTATGCGTTTATCGACGAACCCAACTTTGAACATAACTTATCGCATATTAAAAATACATCTACGGACAATGACGATATTTGGGGATTGGTAGGCATGCACGACATTATGCCAACTATTAGGATGTACAAAAATGGATAACAAAAATGAGATTTTGATTGAGGCTTGGTTTCCTAAGACCACATATACCATAATCAATCTGCATCTCTCTAATTTGCCTAAATATAGAAAAGAAATTCTTAAAATAGTAGCGGAGAAAAGTATACGAACTGACGCAAACTACGTTGAGACAACTCACGGCATAACTGAAAAAGATTTAAAAAACAATTTAGTTTTCAAAACACTCAGAAAAGACATATTAACTCACGCAAACAATTACAGTAAGGCTTTAGGTTATGACCTACAACTAAAGATAGATAGCATGTGGGCAAACGTTAGCAAAAAGGGTGATTATCTTTTCCCTCATAATCACCCAAGCAGTTTATTTAGCGGAGTTTTTTATGTTAGTGCCGAAGAAAAACTAGACACTATTAAATTTTACAACAACATTAATAACATGTTATTGCCTGTTTCGAAACAAAACTTGAACGAACTAAGTTACGAAACATGTACGCATTCTTGCATTCCAGGTAAATTACTTATTTTTAAAAGTGATTTTCTGCACGGCTGTCCAGCGCTTAAGGGTGAGGAGAAAATAGTGATATCTTTTAACATTACTCAAAACTAACGTGGGTCGCAATTTAACTAGGTGGCTTATACCGCTACCAGCAATCCTGTTCTCGTTCTTCCCACAAACAGCGAACGCTGAAGCAACCTATACAACTTGGACCTGCACTACGGGTAGTAGTTCTTGGCAAATGCAACAACCCGAAGCCGATTATTTGGCTGGGCTATATCCGACTTGGGCTGACTGCATTAACTGGCAGAACGGCGCACCACCTGAACCTTACAGTTGGTCATACGGTGCTTCAGTAACCACCACGACTTCATCTACAACCACCACCACAACAACCACAACGACCACGACAAGCACAACAACCACGACGACAAGCACAACAATCCAACCAACGACCACAACAACTTTGCCCGAAACAACGACCACGAGTTCATCTACGACAACCCTTCCCACAACAAGCTCCAGCACCACCGAGCCAGTTCAGACAAGCACAACCACATCAGTTGAAAGTACAACGACAACCACGACCACAACAACTCAACCAGCCCCGACAACAACGCAAGCACCCTACACTCCCCCGCAAACCACCACTACTAGTCCCACCATTGAGACTCAACCCGAATCCACCACACCCGTAACCGAAACCACAGTTGCCGAACCCGAAACCACAGAACCAGAAACATTTACAACCGTTCCTGACGGTCCTGTTGAAGAACCTGTTGTGCCTGTTGAGACAACCATTCTTGAGACATTTTTTCCCGACTACGAAGTCGGGCCTGTTCTTGACGTCGAAGAAGAATCCCTACCCATAACAGAACTGTTAGAAGAAACCATAATAAGTACAGAGCTAGAAGAAGTAGATGATTCATTGGTTACAACTATAGCCGAGGAGATTGACATAGTTCTGGAAGAAGTCATTGAAGACGAACCTGTGACCGACGAACAGGTAGAACAAATTTTAGAAAGCCTTAGCGAAGCCGCACCTGAACAGATTGTTGCTGCCATCACCCAAGTCCTAGCCGCAGACATCACCTCAGACCAAGCCACCGAGATAGCGTCAAGCCCAGAAGTCTTGGCCGCTATCACCGAAACTCAAGCTGAAGAACTTTTTGAACAAATCGTTGTGGACGAACTGTCTGAGGAACAGTTGGAGGCGTTTACTGAAGCCATTCAGGAAGCGCCAACAGAAATCAAGCAAGCTTTTGAGAAAACTATTGATATTTTTAGTTCCAAATTTGATGAATATGTGCCAACCGGCTCTAACGTGCCGGTTCGCACCCGTAGAACCCTTGTAGTTATTGGGTCCTTGTTAACGATGTTACCAAGTGTACATATTAAGACAGGTAAATCATGAAAAAACTACTTAACTATCTAGCTGAGAACACTTGGACTTGGGCGGGCACGGGCATGGTATTGATTACCTTGTCTGGACCCACTTTTCGTCAGGCTGTGTTTTTGACAGGTACTGCCGTGGTTCTTCATTCCGTAATAACCCTAAGTCAGAAAGATGAAAAATGAACTCAGCAATTGCAAAAGCCCTAGACCTTGGACAACGACTTGTATCGTTGTTTATTGCCAGCGCATTACCAATTATCACAGGTGGAGCAATCCTCGGTGTTGATGTGATTAAGTCGGCTGGTGTTGCAGGACTTACAGCCTTGTTTGGTGTTGTACAGAAACTTGCCGCAGCGTCAGTTGATGGCGAGCTTACATCAGCAGAAATTAGCGCAGCGTTTGGAACTAAGACCAAGAAGAAGTAATGGAATTATCCGACCTTCTCAACGAGAAGGAATGGAGAAAATGTAAAGGTCCTGAGGACGCAACCTTAGAACAACAGGTTGAAGCATTTGAATATTTCTGTTCCAACTATTGGATGATACGCCACCCTGAACGGGGTCGTATCAAGTTTGAGTTGCGTGATGCGCAACGAGAAACAATTGCCACATGGTTATCCACCCGATACTCGATAGTGCTTAAAGCACGACAGATTGGGTTCTCTACCCTTGCGTCTGCATATTCGTTTTGGTTGGCGTTCTTTTGGCCTGACAGGTTTATTGTTATGCTTTCCCGCACAGAGCGTGAAGCGGCTAAGTTGTTGCAAAAATCAAAGTACGGTTACAAGATGTTGCCGGTATGGATGCGCAAACATGGACCAGAGTTGCTGTCGGATAACCAACTTAAGATTGTGTTCGCAAACGAATCAGCTGTTGAGTCGCTGCCGTCAGGCAACGACCCAGCCCGAGGTGAATCCGTATTCTTGGTAATCATTGACGAGATGGCGTTCTTGCCCAACCCAAGCGAAGCTTGGGCATCTATTGAACCAGTTGCCGACGTTGGTGGTCGCGTTATCTGTTTGTCCACAGCTAACGGTGAAGGCAACATATTTCACGAGCTATGGGTTGGTTCTCAAACCAACACAAATAGATTTACGGGAATCTTCTTTCCTTGGTCTGCTGGCGACCGTGACGAAGAATGGTACGAAGCCAAGAAGCGTGACTTGCCTGACTGGCAAATGGCACAAGAATATCCATCCGACCCAGACGAAGCCTTTATCCGTTCTGGTCGTCCTGTGTTTGATTTAGAAGCCTTGCGCGCGTATGAGCCCGAAGAACCAAGTCGTGGCTACTTACACAAAGGAATGGGCAAGGGTGTTTACGAGTTCAGGGAAGATGGTGGTGAACTTGCTGTGTGGGAGTTCCCCGAGCGTGGTCAAGTTTATGTTATTGGTGCTGACGTTGCCGAAGGTCTTGGTCATGGCGACTTTAGTTCTGCGCATGTAATCAATGTTGAAACAGGTTTGGTTGTGGCACATTGGCATGGTCATGTGGACGCAGACATATTTGGTGAAGAAGTTTTGTTTGCTTTGGGTTGGTGGTACAACCATTGCTTGATTGGTGTTGAATCAAACAACCACGGGTTGACAACCCTAAAAGGGTTGCAACGCGTGGGATACAAGAATCTGTTTCGTCAAAGACGGCTTGGTCAACGCAACCCAACAGTCAGCGAGACTTTGGGTTGGCGTACAACATCAGTTTCTAAACCTTTAGCCATTGATGAACTAAATGGGAACATGCGAGATGGTGCTTTGTACATTTCGTGCAAATCAACAATTGCCGAGTTGCGTACTTTTATCCGTGAGCAAAACGGAAAAATGCACGGCTCACCCCACGACGACAGAGTTATGTCTTTGGCTATCTGTAACCAAATGCTTAAATATGTTTGGCTACCTGAATACAGGATTACAATTGCCCCCAAAAAGAATACGTTTGATTGGTGGAGCCAACACATTCTGAAAGCCCCAAAACCAGGAAGACAACCAATCGGGGCACAAAATGTCAGAAAAGTAACGATTTAGGATTGTATTGATGCTTTCCATAACTTGCGAGAACTGTTCAACAGAGTTTTATGCACCAGAATTGCCAAGGCGGGGTGCTATTTGCTTTAAATGCCACATAGGCACGGTAAATCTAGGGTTTACGTACGGCAAAGAAAACTTCCATGGACCAACCATTAAGGAACGTCAGGAAAAGCAGGTTGCGGATGCCAAGATAAATGGCATTAACGCCGAGCCCGTTGGCAGTCGTTGGATTTAATGCCATGCCTGAAATCTGGGTTCCGATTGTTGTTGCGGTCATTACGGGCCCAGTAGTGGTGGTACTTAGTAAGTTGCGTAAAGAAAATTCTGAACAACATGCTGAGGGTCGAGAACTTTTGCAATCAATTGGTGCAAAGGTTGACAGGGTTGGTAGTAAGTTAGATAAGCACATTGGCTGGCACGAAGGTAAAGAGGATAAATAATGGCACGGATAACCAACACAGAACTGTTAACAAAGTATCGTGACAAACTTGAGCAGTCGCGCCGTTGGCGTAGAGAAGAACGTTACGACGACCTGTGGGGTCGTTTGATTGACCTATATCGAGGCAAGCATCATCGCACCGACATCAAAGAAGACCAACTGTTGGTCAATATTGCATTTGCAACTATTAACGTTATTTCACCCGCAGTATCTATCAATCACCCAAAAATTGCAGTCAATGCTAAACGGCCAGAAGACGCAGATAAAGCAATTGTTACCGAAGCAATTATCAACTATTGGTGGCAACATTATGGTTGCCAAGAACAGTTTCGTCGCGCCGTAAAAGACTTTCTTATCTGTGGGCATGGTTGGGTTAAGACTGGCTACCGTTATGTTGAAGAAGAAAAAGCCCGCGACGATACACCAAACTTTGATTCTTATGATGAACTGACGACACCAGGAGTAGAAGGCGCAGTTGAATCAGAATTAATTATCAAAGAAGATAGAGCGTTTATTGAACGTGTTTCTTTGTTTGATATGTTTGTTGACCCGGATGCAACATCAATGGATGACATTCGCTGGATTGCACAACGCACTCGTCGCCCAATGGAAGATGTCAAAAAAGATAAACGCTACAATGCGTCGGCTCGCGGTGACGCTGCGCCGTCGCATTACTCAAAATGGGGACAAGACGAATTCCGCCCACGGGTGTCAACCGATAAAGAAGACGCTTATGTGGAAGTTTGGGAATGGTATGACATTGACCGAAACACAATGTCTGTATTTTGTGATGGCTCGGACAAGTTTCTTGTTTCGCCAACAAAAATGCCGTTTTTGTTTGGTCATCCATACACAATGATTCGCAACTATGACGTGCCTGATTATTTTTATCCAATGGGCGAACTAGAGGCAATTGAACCACTGCAACACGAGTTGAACTTGACTCGTACGCAGATGATGAATCATCGCAAGCGTTTTAGTCGCAAATGGTTGTACAAAGAAACAGCATTTGATGTTGACGGTCGCAATGCTCTTGAATCAGACGAAGACAATGTGATGGTGCCAGTTATTTCCGAAGAAGGCATTAATAGTGTTGTCGCACCTATGCCGGCGGTTATTAACCCGCCAGAGTTCTACAACCAATCATCACTTATTTCAGATGATATTCGTTCAGTCTCTGGACTTAACGAATATCAGGGTGGTGGAATACCAGAGATTCGTCGTACCGCGACGGAAGCAGCCATCATTCAGGATGCTGCCAATGCTCGCGTTTCGGACAAATTGGCTATTGTTGAAAAATCTATTGGCGAATGCGGTCGTCGTTTGATTATGCTTGCACAGCAGTACATGACTGGCGAGCAAGCTGTTCGTATTGTTGGTTCAGAAGCCGAACCTATATGGTTAAAATTCGACCGTGATTACATTCAGGGTGAATTTGACTTCATTGTTGAGGGTGGTTCAACCCAGCCGGTCAACGAATCATTCCGTCGTCAAATGGCTATGCAGGTTGTGGACGCTATGGCTCCGTTTGCTGGTGCTGGCATTTTGGATATGCCAAAGTTGGCTACTTATGTGTTGCAGTATGGTTTTGGTATTCGTGGTGCTGCTTCGTTTGTGACTCAACAACCAATGATGCCCGTACCACCACCTGGCGCAGAACAGGGTGGTCAACCAATGCCACCAGAGCAACCGATGCCACAGGGCGCACCAATGCCTCAAGGTCCACCTGTTGATATGGGGCCAATGCCACCAACGGGTGGCATGGCTATGCCGTCAAATATTCCGCCACAAATTCTTGCACAATTGCTTGCGCAGGGCGCACCGCTACCAAATACTCAAGGAGCTATGTAACGGTTTTGCGTTAGGTATAGAGCAAACCGTTGGAGGACTCTATGAGTAATGACAACACCGTTGATAGTGCAATTGAAGCCCCGATAGCAAAAACTGTTGGACAAGTAGAAGTTAGCACGGAAATAGGTGAAGCCCCCGAAGTAAGCACCGATTATTTTGCTTGGGACGAATACGCTGACAAACCCGTCAAACTAAACGTCGCTGGTGAGGAAATTGATGTTCCACTAAAGGAGGCGCTTGCTGGATACCAGCGTCAAGCGGACTATACCCGCAAGACACAGGAATTGAGTGAGCAACGGAAACAGGTGCAGTTTGGTGCTGCTTTGCAAGAAGCCTTGCAGAACGACCCAAAAAGCACTTTGGAATTGTTGAAACAACATTATGGTTTAGAAGAACAGCAATCGTCGGAAGACGAACTGTTGTTGGACCCAGTTGAGAAACAGTACCGACAACTAGAATCTCGAATGAAAGCATTTGAACAAGAAAAAGCAATGCGGGATTTGGAGAAGACAGTTGAGTCTCTGTCACGGAAATATGGCGACGCATTTGACGCAGATGAAGTAATTGCTAAAGCTTTGGCTACGGGCAATTCAAATCTGGAAGCCGTCTATAAACAGACAGCGTTCGACCGTATCTTTGAACAAAGTTTGACCGCATCTCAGTTAAAAGCTAAGAAGGCGGAAGAAGAACAAGCTATTGTTCAAGCGAAACGGGAAGCGACTGTTGTGTCTAAGGGCGCTTCAGCTAAAAGCGCCGACGTGTCTTCTAAACCCGTAACCACACTTCGCGATGCTTTTGAATTGGCAAAACGCCAAATTAACGGCTAGCACTAACAACAGGAGATATTACTATGGTCGCTGCCAACAGCAACTTTGACAATCTATTAACAACAACGCTTGCGAACTATCGCTCGACGTTGACCGACAACGTATTCACCGCACGTCCTTTGACTTACAAGTTGATGGAGGGTGGCCGCATTCGCATGCTTAACGGTGGTACAAAAATCGTTGAGCCACTTATCTACGGACAGAACAGCACAGTTGGTTCGTACAGCGGATACGAGACACTCTCGCTCACACCGCAAGAAGGCATCTCGGCAGCTGAGTTTGAGTGGAAGCAATATGCAGCTTCCATCGCAATCAGCGGCATTGAAGAAGCCAAGAACAACGGTGAGCAAGAAATCATCAACCTTCTTGAAGCCAAAATCATGCAGGCTGAGGAGTCAATGCGCGAGTCATTTAACCAAATGTTTTTCGCAGACGGAACCGGCAACAGCAGCAAAGACTGGAACGGCTTGGGCAACCTTGTTGAATCAGGTAACACTGTTGGTGGCATTAACTCGAGCACCTACTCGTGGTGGCAATCAAAAGAAGATAACACAGCAGCTGCTTTGACTCTTGCTCAAATGTCGTCGCTTTACAACAACGTTTCAGTAGGTAACGACCACCCAGACTTGCTTCTCACAACTCAAACTCTGTTTGAGAAGTACGAAGCTTTGTTGCAACCACAGTTGCGTTACACAGACACCAAGACAGCAGATGCTGGTTTCCAGAACCTTCTGTTCAAGGCTGCTCCTGTAATGTACGATGTGCATTGCACAGCTGGTGTGTTCTACATGCTCAACACTAAGTACCTCACACTTGTAGGTCACTCAGGCAAGTGGTTCTCACAGACAGCATTCGTGTCTCCAGAAGACGTAGATGCTCGTTACGCACTTATCATGTGCTACGGTAACTTGACAGTCCGTAACCGTGCTAAGCAGGGTAAACTGACAGCCAAGACAGCCTAATAACTTCAACAATTAAGGAGAAACTACAATGCCATTAATCGCAAATGACACAGACGGTGCAGTAACACGCAAGCGTCTTGAAACTTGGGCAGCCAAGGAAGAAAAAGTAACCGTTGTTGCAGCAACTGATGCAGCAACCGCACAATCAGCAGCAACACTTGCTGGAGCAGCAGAGGTCGTCTACACAATGACCCCAACTGCAGGTCGTGCCCTCACGACACCAACAGGTGCTGAATTGGCTGCAGCTTTCACAGACGAAGTAGTTGGAAGTTCTTTCCGATTCTCGGTTGTGAACCTTGCAGGTGCTACACATGCAATTACCCTTACAGCTGGCGCTTCTGGCGTGACGCTTGTAGGTAGTGCAACAATCGCAGCTGCTAGTTCAGCTTCGTTTGTTGGTGTTTTCACCACAGCAAGTACAGTTAGCATCTACCGTAAGTAGATATAATGTTTGGGTGGGGGATAAAAGCCCCCACCCAACAACTATTAAAAGGAGAAAGTAATGCCATCAGCAAAACGTAAACCAGTTCGTAAGGCGATGCGAAGCGCAGATGCTTACGGTAGCCCAGCCAGAAAACAAGGCGTAGCAAAAGGAACATTCAAATCAGGTGGTTTGTATAGTTCGGGTCGTGCTATGGCAATGGCTCCAGGCACCAAAAAGCGCGCAAAGTTTCGCGATTCAGATACGAAATTGGGCAAGACAACTTCGGCAAAAGACCGAAATCGTCCATACACCGTGAAGAACGTGACATCGTATAAGCCTCGTAAGAGCGCTGACGCAATGGGTTCGCCACGCAAAAAAAATAGCCCTCGATAATTAATTCGTAATTTGGGGTGTGCCCCCCACCTTCCAGGGCATACCCCAAGTAACGAAAAGGACAAGTAGTGATGAAGAACGCACAATTGTCCGGTGAATATTACGGCGTACCAATACAAGGTATCCGTCCTTCCGCAGAAGTTCCAGGCTCACGCCAAGCACCACCAAGCGGTCCATATCTTGGACGCGGTAATTTTTGTGCTGCAAACGATGATACATGTACGGGTCGGAAAGCCAAAGGCACCGATTACTGCATGGGTCACTTACGAAGCAGGGGTGAATCACAATGACAATGAGCCTTGCCGATGTTCGCACTATGGTGCGAAACATCTCCGACCTTGATTCGGTAGATTTGCCAAACACCATTATTGACAATGCTGTGAAGGAAGCATTTCAGCGCATTATCGCTCTTGAGCGCCGATGGCCAAAATACCAAGAAACGTACACATTCAATACGGTTGCAAGTCAGCGCCCATACACAATATCTACAATTGGCGATATTCGAGAAGTCATATCTCTTGTAGACACATCTAGCGCAGGTAGTCGTCTAACGATGATTCCCTACGACAACGCAGAAGACATTTGGTTGGGTAATACCGACGTTCCTTCTCGCCCATACTTTTATGCAATATGGGACGCACAGCTGCACCTGTATCCAAAGCCTGATGCCGTCTATGCGATAACGCTTCGCGCTTATCGCAACCCTGTTTACACTTGGTTGACAAACACATCTGAGGCAATTGACCTTGACGAGTGGTTTCATATTCTGCTTGCCTACTTTGTGTTGGCTCGCGTCTACCAACGCCAAGAAGACCCAGAGCTTTCAGCAATGTATCTCAGGTCGTTTGAGGAAGGCGTAGCCATGGCTCGCCGCGACTTGATGAAGACTCCTAGCGCAAGACCTTTGTTGATGTCGGGTGGTAGGCAGTATCCAACCATGCGTCGTTGGTTGCAGACTCTTGGCGCAACGTTAGGTACATAATGGCGCAGATTCTTCTTGAGCGCTATGACGACTTTACTGGCGGCTTGAATCTTCGAGCCGACCAGTTTTTGCTTGCTAAGAACGAATCGCCAGACATGCTTAATGTTGAAATTGACCCTCGTGGTGGTGTGTTTAGTCGTGGTGCAATGCAACGCTTAAATACAACTGCTGTTGCAGGTACTTGGGCACCTGACAAACTTCATGCTTTCTACGGCGCTACGCCAACAATCATGTTGGCAAATAGCACAAAGGTTTATCGTTCTACTGGTGGAAACTTTTCTACTCTTGCCTATTCATCGGGTAATGACATTGCTACAACGAACGCGCATGGCGCGTCGTTTGCGAATTGGGGTTCAACACTATACATCAGCACAGGACCAACAGCGACGGCTGGATACAAATGGAACACAACAGACACATACGCAACAGCCTTAACCGCATCTGGTCCTACATGGCAAGCTTATGTAAGTCCCGTGGGTGGATACATGCCAAAAGCGGAGCACAACATTGTGCATGCCAACAAAATGTTTGTAGCCAATACAAGGGAAGATGGCGTAAATTATCCTGACCGAGTGCGTTGGTCGCACGAAGGTTTGCCCGAGGATTGGATGGAAGACGACTACATTGACGTCAAAGGTGGCGGTAGCGGAGTAAATGGTTTGGCTGTCGTGCAGGGTCAATTGGTTATTTTCAAGACAAACGCAATCTATTTGTTGGTTGGTACAGAATCAGACAACTTTAATGTTGTGGAATTAACAAACACTCTTGGTTGTTCTAGCCGCAACAGCATTGCCGCAGCGGAACAAGGTGTGTTCTTTTATTCAACCCCAGAAGGTTTGTTTTATTACAACGGTTCTGTGGTTGAAGATGTTTTTGATGCTCTGCGCCCAATTGTGGACGACAAAGAACTTAGTGCATTGAGCACGGAGCCCTACAGCGTTTCCTATGTTGGTCGTCGTGTTTGGTTGGCTTTGCCGTACGATGATACATCGTCGGCAACAGCCCCAACTGTTAATTTTGTTTTTGACCCATCACTTGGTCGTGGTGGTGCATACATGCAGTTTGCTACAGCAGATAGCAAAGGCGTTATTGGCGGTATTAACTGGACCGATTCAAACAATGACAATTTACGATTGATGATTCACCCAACACAACCGTATGTGTTAAAGGTTGATTTGTACGACGAGGAACAAGACAACATCGCAGGAACAGCTGCTGGATTTACTTCCTATTACAGAACAGGTTGGATTGACGGCAGAACTTATGCTCAAAAGAAAATGTTTCGTCGCCCCGATATTGCTTTTAAGCAAGTTGATACTCAAAGAATTGTAAACGTGAAAGTGTTTCACGATTACGAAGAATCATCTGGTTCTGAGCGCAAACAATTTGATGCAACCCTTGGTGCAGCGGGCGAAGGAATGATTTGGGGTACAGACCTTTGGGGAACGGGTTTGTGGGGTAAGCAATCAGAAGGTGTTCAAATTATTAATGGTTCAAATCTTGGTTTTTGCCGTTCGGTAAGTTTGTTGTTTACTGGACCACTATCGCTTGACTGGGGTTTTGACTCTATTGCAATTAAGTACAACAACCGAAAGATGACAGGATAATGCCACTTACAGTACCTTATTCATTTACCAACGGAACAGTTGCTGAAGCTGGTGAAGTTAATAGTAACTTCACCGCTATCAAAACATTTGTTGATGGTTTGGCAACTGGTGCAAACATTGACAACAATGCACTTGACTCCGATAACCTAACCGCAACTGGCGTAACTGCCGGTTCGTACACAACTGCGGATATTACCGTTGACGCCAAGGGCCGCATTACGGCCGCTTCTAGCGGCAGCAGCGTAACTGGCGATAGCGACCAGGTTGTGTTGGGTTCGCAGGTGTTTGGATAATGAGAACATGGAACAGTCCAATTGTCAACGCATTGAAGACGGACGACGCTATTGCGTTGCAACAAATCTTTTCTTCGTTGTCGCAGGAGATTGGTCGCATTAATGAAAAAATTGAACAGATACAAATTGAAATGGCTCAATCAAATCGCAGGGATTATCAAAGGATTAAGTAATGGCATATAATCCAGCCGACTACGAAGCTCGCAGGCGCGGGTACACGCAACAATATGGCGCAACTGGCGCCATGAATGCTTATGCTAATTTTCTTGCTCGCCAACGAGGAACTCGTGGGCGTCAAGATATGTTACGTCAATATGACGAAGCACAACCAAAAGTTGTAGCAGGATACTCTCGACGTGGGCTTGTTGGCCCAAATGTTAAGTCAGGTATTTTTTCTCGCGGGTTGCAGACACTTGCTAAGCAACGTGCCCGCAATTTGCAAGATTACGACCAAGGACAGTTAGAGGAACAACGAATGTACGACCTTGGTGAAGCGCAACGTCTTGAAGCGTTTAAAAATCAACTTGCCGACATGGAGTCGGAAAAAGCACAAACTATTGCCAATGCTGCACGTCAGCTTTATGCAAACAGAATGGGGATGATTTAATGTCTAATATGGAAAATACAGTTGAGGAATCTGGTGTTATCCGTTGGGACCCAGCAGGTAAAGGTTTCAACCCATACACGGGTGTAGAAAACGATTTCAGAACTGTTACTAGTCAAATTCCAAGTAACAAGATTACACGAAGTCGTGCAGTAATTGCCGAATCTGCTCCCGAGTTGTTTCCAACTGTTTCTGGTACGTCAAACCAAAATGATTATTGGCTTAAATTAGCACAAGCATTGGGTGGCTATGGTGCCGGTAGTGGTGGCGGGGACAGCGGTGCAACAAAGCTTGGCTATGCGGAACTTGCCTACAAAAAAGCAAAAGATGCGCAAGACCGTCAAGACGCTCTTGCCGCATTGGGTTACGACCGTGCACAAAGCGCTCGCATTTTGGGTGGAATGGAAAACTATTACACGAGCGGTCAGTATGGTAAGGGTTTTGACGACTTGCTTAATATGATTAATGAGCAAGGCAAGGTTTCTGAAACAGGCGTTCGAGATGCATATGGTCGTGCGCAAACAAACATTGGCCAGGGATACGATGTGGCATCTGGCTTGGGTACGGCTGGTTTTAATGCCCTCAACCAATATCTTGCACAAAATCAGAACAACCCTTATGCTGGCATGCAGGCAACTGCTGGAACCGCACCAGACGCTCTCACAAGCTATCTAAGCGCTTATGGTGTGTCCGACCAGCCTGTGCAGGGGCAGATTCAAGCAGACCAACTACAGGCTCAACAGGGGGCTGCAAACTATCAAAACCTTATTGACGTTCTTAGCGGTGTTGCTCAGCAGGGTGCTGGTTCTCGTGGTGCCGAGTCTCAGATGGCACAGTTGTTGTTTAATACTGGTTTGGGTCAAGAACGTGCTGGTTATCAAGGGCAGGCAGAGAATGCGCAAGCGCAAGCGCTTGCCGCATTACAGCAACAGTTGTTCCAGTCCAGGTTTGGTGTTCAGTCTGACCGCAATAGCTTGGCTAATCAGTTGGCTCAACAAATTATTCAAGCTGGTGGCAGTTTGTCTGGTGGCACATCGGGCGATGGCGGCAAACAACCCGTAGTTCCTCCATCCTCGATTGAACAAATATTGCAAGAGATTGCAGCCCGACAAGAGGCTGGTACGCAAACTGGCGGTCTTTCGGGCGGTATTGCTCCTGGCTTGGAAGCGTATGCGATTTAGGGTAACGAAAGGACTATAAGACGTGGACCCGCTTGAGGAATTTTATTTGCGCTTGGCGCAAATGAGCCAACTTGCCGGCAAACCTGGCTCTCAGCTCAATACGGGTGACTTGAGCAGTCTCCTTTCACCCAATCTTGGACTTCTGACAGGAACCTTGACGGACACAAGTCAAAGCGATGAAGATATATATGCTTCGGTTGCGCCCAATATTTCTCGTGTTAAGAATAATCCAGACGCTGACCCAATTGCTACGATGATAGTAGAAAATCTTGAGGGTGGATTTTCGTTGCCACAAACACTTATTGAGCTTCGCAAAAAAGTTTCTGGTGGAGATTTGAAAGCGTATCAAGAATACGCAAAAGAAGTTAGCAAAGAAATGGGCGATGTTAAGTCTGCTTTTGGTAAAAGAAAAACCGTCGCTTCCGAAGCTGGTCTTCCTGAACCAAATGCTCAATATGACCCAACCCCACAAATGGCTAATATTTACGCTCGATTAGCACAACAGGCACAACCTGTTGAGCCACCCGATACTACAAAAGCAAAAGACAAAAAAGATTTGCTGTTATCAAAATCGGGCAAATATATATTCAACCCACAAAAACAACAATGGTCTGCAAATCCAAACTATGTTGAACCAGAACCCAAATATGTATTTGACCCGCGTGCGCAGAAATGGTCAATGACACCAGAGGCAAAAGAAGAAGGAAGGCGCGCAAAATTGCCAAAGGTTTCCAAAGAAGCAGAAAAAATTAAATATGAAAAAGCTAGTGAGGCGCGACAACAAATTGCCGCTAAAGAATATGAGGATGTTAAAAATCTTTTAGCTAGCGCTATGCAGAAAAATAGTCTTGCTGGTAGTCCATTTATGGATGAGGTTATGAAACGCACCATTATGAAAAGGTTGATAGAAAACCCTGGGGCAATTAATAAATTAATAAAACCACAAGGGTAACTATGGCCAAACCGCCAATTAGTGGAGAAGATTTCCTAAAAGAATTGGGCAAGATTTCTGCCAAAAAACAAACTCAAACCACCACGGGTGGCTTGGGTAAAAGTCCATTGCAAAGTTATTTCGAAGCAAAGGACGCTGAAGCCGCAAAAGCGGCAGAAGCGTTAGGTGTTGCTGGCAAAATTCTTAAACCAGTTTTTAAAGCTGTTACCGTTCTTGACGCAGGAAAACGAGCAGCGGTTTCTGGTGTCAGAGAAATTGTGGATGTTTTGGATGCTGACCCAAACACGAATGCAAGTTGGTCAGATTTTGTTAAACAATCAAAAGATGAAACTTATGGTTTTGGCACAGCGTTCCCTATAAAAAATAAATGGGGCGGAAGAATTGTTGGGTTCATAGGCGATACCGTGCTAGACCCTTGGACATATGCAACCCTTGGTGGTGCTGTGCCCGCCAAAGCGACAATGAAATCGATAATGTCGGGTGGCAAAATTATTTCTAAGGGTGGCAAAACAAGAGAAATATTGGGTGGCATTAAATATGTGCATGGTCGCGAAGGGCGACTCGCCCTCGCGAACCTTGCAAAATCACGCATGGAAGCAATGGGCGAGGCAGGGATTAGAAACTTTACCAAAGATGAATTTGGTAAAGTTTTTAGAGATGTTGCTGCCAAAGGCAAAAAAGCACTTCCCGGATATTTGCGTGACGATTTGGGTATTCGTGGTCCTGGTATTTATTATTTTGGTTCAAGAGTAAAACTTCCTGGTTCTGGTCCAGTTGGCGGTCTTTTAGAAAATTTGGTTACAGGCGCACGTTTAGGACTTGTAAAAAATCCTGTTGGTCAAAAAGTGATGAAGTATGTGACACCAGATGGAACATTTCAAGCAGCCTACATTGACAATCAATCCGTATTAAGAGACAGGGTTGCTTTGGCTTCTGGAACCTTAGAAAACGGAGACATCTTAACTCCGCAAGAAGCATTGAATGCTGGTGTGCGTTTGCGCATGGCGCAAAATCAACGCATAGCAACAGCCAAAAACGATGAGTATGTTACGCAAGAAGTTATCAGAGTTGTTAATGACCCCGATATGGAAGCAAACAGATTATCTCTTACTTCTGTTTTGGAACAAGAAGGCGGTATAGAAACTGCGGACAATGTTGTTGGTCCACTTGCCCAAAAAGTACGAAACTTTTTGGATTCAAGACTTAGTGATGCTCAACGAAAAGCAAATGAGGTTTCTGAAGAATACGGTGCACAATTTGCAAGAAAAAGAAATTATGTTCCGCACATGGAATCAGATGAAGCTGTTGTAGACAGACTGAAAATGGGTGAGGAAGCCTGGAAGGCAAGAACTGGTGGTGCCGCTATTGATGACAGTCACAGGTTTGCTTCTTCGTACAGAAGAAGAAGTTTGCAGCCTGGAGATAACTTTTTTGGACACACTATAGAAAATAGACCGTACACAATTGACGAGTTGAATGATATGGCAAAAAATCCTGGGCCTCTTTTGAATGACGTAACAAAACAGCCATTTGAACCATTGACTTATAATTTTTACGAAAATGACATGGTTAAAATTTTGCAAAAATATTCTCGGCACTTTGCACAGCAACAAGGATTTACTGAATATTTGCTAACAGCAAAACGAGAAGGTGGAGATTTTTTTAGAGTTCTTGCAAAAGACGCAGAAGCAGACCCGTTGGTTGCGATTGATACTAGCGACGCTGTTGGTGAACTTACTTCTCGCGCCATAACATCTGCTGGCAGGGTTGGTATTGAGGCAACAACTGACGTTGCTGTTCCTACACCTGCAACCATTGCGCCCACACCTGCGACTATTGCACCCAGCCCTACAGTTGCTGTTCCATCACCTGCTACGGCTGTTGATAATTCAATTGACCAATTAGCAATTGACCCAATAGGAACTTTGCAAAGAATTGCGCGTCAAAAAAATGTAGAAACAGGAAATTTAGAAACATTTTACCCTGCCACAAACTTGACACCTACTGTGTCCGAACCAGCGGCGATTGCTGTTCCGGCAACGCCTTCAGTAACGCCTTTGCCAGTTAGTCAAAATTTAGTAAATACGATAGATGAATTTGGTTCAACACTCAATGATTTAAAAAACGTTTTTGAAGTTCCACCCAAAATGTTGTCAGACATTTTGGATGGATACGAAAAGGTAAGAGACAAACTTGTTAACAATCTGACAAAAGAAGGAATTGTTGCTGAAACAGTTTCTGGAGTGCAGGCGTTGGCTCGCGACTTACAAAGAATGGTTGAAATGGGGAACTATGTTCCCAAACGGTCAACTGTTGTCAATAGTGCTGAAGCCGGTACTCGTTTGGGATTTGACAACGTAATAGATAAAAAAACAATTAATTCTATTCAGGCATTAATAAAAAACTTGTCTATAGCTGATGCGGACACAATTGACAAAACAATTGCGTTTGCACTTAAAGATGTTTTCAACAAAGTTGACAAACAACTATTTGCTTCATCTGAAACAAAATTTGGAGTATTGCAAGCTTTTTACGAAAAAGCTAAAAGATTGAAAAACATAAGAACGGCAAGTCTTAAAAAACGAAATCTGTCTCGAGTCGAAATTGCCAAAAATGATTTGCGCTATGGTTTTGCTTTGCAGGACATGCAAATTTTTGGAAACATAATTAAAGGAATTGACGAACGAATTAAACAGTATGTCCAATTTAATTTTGGTCCGTCTGTTTTAAATCAAACCGAAATAGAAGATATTGCCGCCGAAGTAACTTTGTTGTATGTGTTTCAGACACAAAGAGAGTTGGACCGTATTGCGAAGTTGCAAAACTTAATTCAAAGAACAGTTACTGACGAAGGTGGTCTAGAGGAAGAAATTGCAATAATTAAAGGATTGATTCCAGATTTGGATTTGCCTTTAAGCACGGAAGATGACCTTGCACAATTTATCCGCGTGTATCTTGGCGATGCTGTGAATGATGGTTTGTTGGAAACTCAACGCAAATTATTAAAACAAAGAGTTTTGGATTTAGAAACGAATTCTTTTTCTAATGTTGCTATTGAAACGGTTTTGGGTCGGGAACCCAAAACCGCTTTAGAGATAAGCAATGAAGTAATAAAGATTAAAAAGACCGTAAACGTAAGAGCAACAAAGGTTAATACGGAAAGCCGTCGTGCGGCACAGCTAAAAAAGTATCCACAAAATGAACAAAAATTATTTAACGCACACTTGCAGCAATTGGAAACAAGAAAAAAAGATATTATAAAACGTCAACAAAAAATTCTTGCAAGACAAAGAGAAGTTAAAAGAATTCAAGTAGACGAAGAAAATGTTCGTACAAGTATTTTTGTAAAAATACAAAAATACATCAATGAAACAAAACTAAAAGATTGGTTTCGTCCACAGCCAGCACGGATAGCGGGTCAACCATCAACAAGATTTAGAGACTTTTTTCTTGAGTCCATGCCACAAGTTTTAGGCAAAAATAAAAGATATTCCAATCTTGATGACATGACGCAAAAGTTTGTTAACGAAAACAACCTTGCCTTTGATGTGTTGGATATTCTTTTAACCAAAAATCCAAATGCAGTAATTGATGCCGCTGATTTTCAAACAGTATTAGATATTGCGTTTTCAAATTCGGCAAGAGCTAGAAAGTATATTGCTGAAGCCCGCAAGATTAGTGGGCGCACAGATATAGCAAACTACGACGATTTAAAGAATTTTCTTTTTAGTGAAGCGGGTGCCTCACAGAGAACAAACAAACAAGTTGCTGATGGTTTGTTTGCGTCTTTGATGAATGATTTTACTAATGATGTGGCTGAGGTTTCTAAATTAACCGTTAATGAATTGCGTAGGGATGTAGCAATTGCCAATAGGGCAATGCTTTTGGCAGAACAAGAAATAGAAAAATTAACAAATCAATTAAACGAATTGTTGCCTGACGAATATTTTACGAGATTTCAAAATAGTATTTTACCGGAACAATCAAGACAGGCTTTGGAAACACCAACAGAAATTCCGTTAGCTAATCGCATCAATCCCGAAACTGGTGAAATTATTGGGCAACAAAATTTGGCTGCCAACAAACAAATGTTGTTGGAAGAAAATGATTTTTACCCACAAGCCAAAGCTGTTTTGAACCGTATGCAAAATTTGCAACAACTTGCCAATATTGATGGCAGCATGGTTGACTGGACTTTTGGGGGAAGAATACAGTTTTTATACAATAATCAACCAATGTCATTTACGCCCCAAGAGTGGGATGCGTTTGTGAGCCCACGCAATACTGCTTATGTTCCAAACGACAAAATACAGTACATTGTTTCACGGCTAAAAGATGAAGATTTGCGTCGCATTGTTTTAGGTGATGATTACACCGACCAAACAATACCTGACGATGAGATGTTGCAAAGGTTTGTTTCGTATGTTTCCAAAGAACAACCTGATGCTTTTGCTAGTGAACCAACTTTTCTTGCACGACAAGAAAAGATTGGTGAAGTTTGGAACAAATCGGATGCCAATAAATTCTTATTTGAACATACCAGAGTTAAGAATTTGGCTGCTGAAGAAGCAGCTAAAAGACAACCAAAGAATGTTGTTAGCGAATTAGACAGAGAAATTAAAGGTTTGGATAATCAAATTGATTATTACACCACGGAAAGAGTTAGGACTCAAGAATGGTGGGAAACTTACGGGGCTAGCGAAAGACCCCTCAACGCTGTTGAGTCTTTGCAACAACAAACAAACAGAATTAATAGATTAACTAATTTAGAATATAGCGACGTTTATCAAGGTTCGCAAAAAGAAATTCCTCAAGGCTTAAAAGCAAGACCAAGACCTGGTAGTCCCGATTATGACAGTTTAGTCATATTGGGTGTGCCCGAAAATATTTTAAATTCTCCAAATGTCAAAGTTTTGAATGACTGGTTGAGGGAGCATCCAGAAATTTTTAATTCAATTTTGGCTAATTTTAACGATATCCAAATCAGCGATTTGGATGAGTTTATTTTTATGACGCCCACAACCCGCGCAATGCGCGACAAACAGGTTGAGGTTTTGAAGGCAATAAAAAGAAATGGTTTAGAAACTAACCGTACACGAAACAAGAGTATTAGCAAACTTATTAGGGATAAAGAAAGACTGTTTAGAACGCCCGAGGAAGATAAGGTTCTTGCTGACACAATCGCTAAACGAGCACAGCAGCGGGCAAGAATAGAAGAAATTAAAAAGAAACAGGCTGCTGCGAAAGTTGTTGACCAGCCAAAAGAAATATCACCGCCAGCAACGGCTGCATCAAGTTACAATCCTGACCTTCCGTACCATCAACAAGCAGCCAATGTTGAGCGACGAACATTGCAATCTGTGGCAGATTTACCACCTGAAAAAACAGAAACAATCAATCGTCTTGTTCAACAATTTGACTCCCAATACGACGAATTTGACAAGACTGCACAAGCAGAGGCGCTTAAAGAGGCTCAACGAACAAAGGGCGTAATAGCGTCTGATTCAACGGTTGTTGACTTTGATGCTATGGCAAGAATGAGAGATACCGAAAACATTTTAGCAAGTGTTAAAAAACGTGGAACCGCAACACCTGTGGAAGAAGTTCTTTTGGATGCAGGAACAAAAGAAGCCGAGGCAATGGTTGTTGCTTCCCGACTTCCGCAAACGGAAGTCGAGGCAAGACTAATGGATGGTTTGGTTTCCATGGCAAAACCAACAACACGAACCGTTCCGTTTACTGCAAAAGAAACTGGTATTGCCGACATGATAACGGAAGGATGGAAACGTCTTGGTGCAAAGTTTGACGACATCCAAGTAAGCCCAGAGTTTTATGAACTTTGGAAAAACGCAAAATATTTTGAAGACCCAGCATTTGTACGCCAAATGGCAAATTTGGTTGGTGGATACACAAAATTCCATAAAGCCTACGCAACGCTGACTCCAGGCTTTCATGTTAGAAACCTCATAGGCAACGTATTTCAATATGTGTTAGCCGGTGGTCAAATAGCGCACTATCGTCGCGCTAGCGAAATATTTTTTGCATGGAACGAAGCATACAGTAAAGGTGTTTCGTGGAAAAAGTTTTTACGAACTTTGACACCAGAAGAACAGGTATTTGCAACCAAAGCCAGAACCGCAACGCTTGGTTCTGGTGGCGGTATTTATAGTGACTTGTTCCAAAGTCTTGTTCCGGGCAACAAATCTTACGATTGGGCGCTTACTCGCGCATCTCGTAATCTTGGTCAAAAATCGGACAACATGTCACGTTTTATTCTTGGATATGATTCTGCTGTCCAGGGCATGAGCGTAGACATGACAATAGCAAGAATCAAAAGATTCTATTTTGATTACGAAGACCTATCCAAACTTGATAGAGCAATGAGACAGTTTGTGCCATTCTGGATTTGGACTTCACGAAACCTTCCACTACAATTACAAAACATGTGGCTTAACCCGAAGCCGTATCAAATATACAATTCTGTTGTACGCAACTTGCGAGACAAAGAAACCGAACAAGAACAACCATTGCCTATTTGGTTGCAACAAATTAATGCATTCAGAATTCCAGGGTTGCCGCTTTATGCGGCACCCGACCTTGGCTTTACAAGAGTACAACAACAACTCGAGCAATTGGCTATGCCCAAAAAGTTTGGTTCAAACCTTAACCCGTTGTTGAGAGTTCCAATTGAACAGGCTTTGGGTCAAAACTTATTTAATGACGAAAAACTAGAATCACCGAGCGACAGAATAATAAACATTGTTCAGGGAAGTTTTGTGCCCGTTTCGCAAGTTGACCGTTTGCTCAATTCATATGGTGACGCTAAAATTAATGCTTGGTTAGGATTCTTTGGTTCACCAATTAAGAAAATCAAAAAGGAATAATATGAGAGCAAAAAAAACATATACAGGAAACAAAGATGGCGTTGCTGCGGGCGAACGCCCAGGCTTAACAGAGCTGGTCAAGCACCTTGTTTATTTGAGCGAAGGTGCGTTGTGGAACAACGGCACCTTCGTAAACAGGCCCAAAAGGGGCTCTGAGAGCCTCTCTGTGCACGCTACAGGGCGTGCTGTGGACCTCAGTTATCGCAAAACCCCGACTAAAGGCAAACGAAACGGTAGAGAAGTTGCCGCACACATTGCAGACTTTCTTGTTCGTCATTCAGACGAATTAGGCATTGAAATGGTGTTGGACTATTTCCCAGAGCCACACGGTCGTGGCTACAACTGGACCCGTGGTACTTGGCAGAAATACACCAAGCCGACAATACATGGCGCGCCAGGCGGTGACTGGTTGCATGTTGAATTGAGTCCTCAATGGGCTGACTCTAAACAGAAGGTTCGGGATTCGTTTCTGAAGATATTTCCACAGACTCAGTAAACTCATAAACTTCGGCTCGTTGAGCGAACTTGCCTTGCAAGTATCGCTCGAATTCTTCTTTGTCACCGTACATTTTGGCTTCACTCAGAATCTGTAGTGGTGCTACGTACACAATCATGTCGTAGGGGATTGCCATGATTCCACAACAGTTGCCGCCATCTTGGTCAACTGTGGAAGCGATGTGAACGTAACCATTGTTATAGGCAACGATATAGCCGATAGAAATGTTTGGTGTTTCGGGTTTGGGATTGTAGTGCTCAACACTCATCCATTCGTCTTCTGAGTAGGCGTCATCCCAAAGAACAATTACTGGTCTCATTGTGCTTCTCTTTTCCATAGCTCTTGTTGCGCAATGCGAAGCTCTGCTCGCATTGCTTCTAATGTTACTTCAAGTTCTTCTACCCGGTCACGAAGGTAACGTTCTGTTTCCGCTTGCGTTTCCGATGGTTCATTTTGCATACGGGTCTATCCCTTCTTCGTTTAGGTGTTCTTCAATTGTATCAATCAAAGCACTTAAGAACCCCATTATGTGTAGCCAGGCATCTAAGTTGCCTTGTGTGCCGTCATAGTAGGCGCGACACAATCTAATGGCACTATCGTTTGTGGCAGATAAAACAATGTTTACACCGTTGTCCAAATTTTGTTGAAGGCTTTTAGCCTTTGATTCTATTTCCTCAACTTGCTTGGCTGGGATAATGTCATATATCCAATCTTGCGATTCTTTACTTGACATGTTTTTTCTTTTTGTTATGAACGTACAAACAGTTGGTTTGTAAACCGTTTTCCAAAACTCCACGACCAATATCAATGGGTCCATAGTGTTTTTCTAAAATTGCCGCAATTTCAGATGCTGTGACGGGCATTTCAAATCCAATCACTAACTGACTCGTTCGCATAATTCTCTCCTAGTTCCAAATGAAATGTTTCGTCGTTGAGCATCAAAGCTATTACACAATAGCCCACTATGTCTCGTAGCGTATCAAGCAACGATTCATTTTGTGCTTTAGATTTTTTGGACTTAAGATTATTCAAACGCTCAATTTTGTCAGACAAACGAACAAGAACACCCCTGAGACCAAACGCGGTTATGTTGCCATGACCATAATCATGTTGTTTTGATACCAGCAAAGAACACATTTCTCCAGAGTCCCAAACTTTACGTAAGCGCAACTCCTGAATTGCTTCAATACCTATTTCTGTCCAAAGCAAAGATACCGGCAGGTCATCGTCGTCGAATAAACATTTTTTTGCCGACTCGCAAAGACGCATAAGTTTTGCGTTGTTAGTTTCTATTTCTTCTGTAGCAAACGACGCAATGTGCATAACCCATTGACTTGCCGATTGTTCCCATGTGTCAACCACTCTGACCTTCTTTCTAATTAACGGGTGCATTGTTAGTAGCTGTTGTAGTTTAGCATAAGCATTGTTCTTGAGTCGCCAAGCGTGAGGCTTGGAAACGCCAAGGCGTTTACCAAGCTGCTCGTAAGAAAGAAACTCGCTGTTGACGGCGTTCACAATGAATTGGTCTTGCTCGTCAAGTTGCTCAATACACATTGCTACTGCTTCGCGTAGCGGTTGTAGTTCTTCTACTGATTCTTCTATTGCGTCGGACACAGAAAGCATCAATGCTTCCATCGCCGTTTGTGGGCGTTGTTTATTTAGATAGGTTGATGAAAAGACGTAATTGTCTTGGGGTATGTCATTTTTTGACATCGTCGTATGCGGGGTCATAGAGGAGTTGTGACACTTCCTCTGGCAACAACAAATAACCTTTCGCTGGATTATTTGTGCCTTCCGCAAACAACCTAATTCTTGACTTCGGTAACATTTCTATATAACGCTTTAATCTTTCCGTGGACACCACTATCATTGCTTGGTTCATAGTATACACATAGACCCACCACTCTGCCTCAGTTACCATAATCCCTGAGGGTTTCCACCCATGTTTACGGGGGTTTTGGGCTATTTCAACCACCATTTTGCCGTTCCGATAGCGGTCAGACTTGACCTCAAACGAGCCGTTAACAATTCCTTGCAGGAATTGTTTAACTTGGTCTTCACCTTGTTTGCCAAACTCCAAATCTTTCTTAAAGTTTGGCTTTGGAATATCCCATCTAGATTCTTTCATTTTTTCCTCAACTCCAAACTGATGATTTGTTTATCGTCTGTATAAGCTACACCATTTAGGGCGTCAAGTATTGCTTTAGCATAATTATCTATATCGCCGCGTAGCTTGGATGGATTACGTTTAGGTTTTAATTCTTTAATAGTTATTTCTGTTTTGTCGTTATCAAAAATTAACGTGATATGTAATGGGCCATCGGCAAAGGCAACACCCGAATATGCTTCTGAAATTTTTTTCTCATATTCTCTAGTCTCTTTGGGGGTGTAAGTATGACCGGAACGAGTACTACGAGGGCGCTGTTTAGAACGCGGTTTGATGTTGAATGTTTGTTTGTGTATCATTCGCCATATACATCAGCAATAATTTTTGCTAAGTGCATTTCCCCGTCTTCTCTATCATAAAATTTGCCCCAAGTTTTATCAGCCGTACGGATAATACCATACGCTATTTCTGGTGGCACACCATCAGACCTTAGCCTGTACGCAAGACGCACAAGCGTACCTGAACGGTCAGAAGTTGGTAAAGGACCTTCCATGAACATTTTGAATGTGTATGGCGACAACAAAGTTTTGGCTACATCAATGGGAACACCAGCACTATTCGCAGCAAACTGAACTGGGGATTTCGGAACATAAAGTTTTGCAAGAGGTTCCAAATCTTCTTGCACTACAGCATAGGTTGTTGCTTCACTAACAAAAGTTTCTAGAGACATAGGTTTATCAGAACTATCAATAATGTAACGAACCGAACATGGCTCAAATAAAGCACCAGGATACGGCAAACGGACATAATTACCGTAACCCGATGCTTCTTCCTGTTTGGGATTAATTTCTTTAGCCGGCACTTTAACAGCGGCGTGTGCGGCGAGCAAAGCTCGACGCATCACGCGAGCATCAACTGGTTTTCTGGCAAACACCCATACATGAAAACCTTTAACAGTTTTTTCAACCCAACTCTCAATTAGTTTAAGTTTGAGAGCCAACTGAATATTGCGAGCCTGGTCAATGTCGTTCACATCAATATCCGAACACCCCCACCAAACCGTGCTGTTATCCATCATTGGGTAAATGCCAATGTACTCTTGCCCCCACAAATGCTTTGTGTACGAACCAAGAGTTACTGGTTGCTTAATGCAACCACCTTCCCAAGAGCCATAAGCATCGGTGCGACCAGCAAACAACGCTGAAAAGTTTTTAACTAATTCAGAATTGTCTGTCATGAAAACCCCGCAAATACTGTTTAGGTAAATCACCGTTAATTAACGGCGTCAACCGACCAGTAGCCAAGTCTAATTCAAAATCAATATCGTCAACAAGTTGACCAGCTGGACGTTTGTTTTTCAACAAACTTACAGTAACCGTATACTCATGAATTTTGGCTTCATAACGCAAAGCATCTAAACGCTCCATAGAGCGTTCGGAATGAGTTTTATCTAACTTGTTAATAATCTCATTCATCTCAGCCATAATAGAATATTTTTTACGGCGAACACCAATAACCGAAGTTGCTTGTTGTTCACCACCAAAAGCACCAGACGACATAGTTAACTTCATGCCGTCAGCACCCGAACTCCGAGAAGTTTGATGCAACACCAGCAATGGCACATCATGCCTACGACCAAATGACTTAACAAATGTCGCTTTATCAGGCACAGTTTCACCAGCACCAACAAGGTCAAGATAATCAATCACAACCAAATCGGGTATCTGACCCCAAACATCGGACACTTCGTTGTAAGCCCGCTCCATATCCAAAGCGGTCAAAGGCTGGTCAAACACAGCAAGATGCGGAAAGTTTTCTTCCGCTGTTTCGCGAAGCAAATCAATAGCGTCACGGTCATCCATTGCAACAAGACGCTCCAACTCTCGAGCATCAATACCGTGGTACATACAGGTAAGTTTTATCAAAATAAGTTGACGAGGTTCGTCGGGGATAAACATTGCAATATGTTTGTCACGATTATGCAATAACGAATGAAGCAACAACAGCGTTTTACCACCGTGTGCATAGCCAATCATCATTGACATTTCGCCGGCAGCAATACCACGCATCTCTGCGTCTATTTGTTGCAAACCCAAATGAATGCGTTCGTGTGGGCTTTGCGCCCAACGAACAAACGAATGTGCAGCTTCAGCCAATGGTTCATACATTCTGAACTCTGAAGGCGGAGTAACAGCAGAAAGGTCAGGTGAAACTGAGTTCACCTGACCCTCAACCGCATTCCAACCCGCAGAAATTTGTTCTGCGGTTAATTTCATTATCGTGTCTTTGGTGCCCAATAAGCTTTATCGGCATCAACGGCTTTGAACCAAGGACGCTTAGGGTTTACTGACAAACCATCACGATTGTCATACACCTTGGTTACACCATCACGCTTACATGCTTTGATAAGCCAGTCTGGCAAATCGCCATGTTGTTTACCAATAATCTGCAACACCCCACCAACAGACTCACTGGTTGCACTGTTGTTTACGGGTGTTGCATTGAAAGTTGATTTTGCCATTTCATAAATTTGAGCATCTTGACTGCCATCAATGATTTCAAACATAATGTCTTTCACACTTGTGAACAAAGTTGTAAATTCGCCCAACTTTGTATCGGTGTCTGCTTCCTTATTGACGAGGTCTGACGCAATTTTTGCGGCGACCTGGGTGATTATTGCCCTGTCCTTATCCATTGTTATCTCCTGTTTCATTGTCAAGCACACTAATGTGTGCACCTTTACATACCGACCACCACGGACACCAGCGTTGTGAACACAAGTAGTGTTGGTCGTTTATTAACCAACGTTCATCCGTTGGCAATTCTTTTCCTTGAAGCATAGTATACGCATAACTGACAGCAGATTGCGCTTGTTTAACAACAAAATCTCCATGCGCTTTAGTTCTGTTAACAGATACAATTTGACCATAAGCGTTGTTTACGCGAATCATGACACCAAAATTAAAAAGCGATGTTTCTTTGACAACACCCAATTTGTGTCCAGCAAAAGTATAAATAGAAGACTGAATATCTTGCGATTGTTTTTCTGATTCAGAATACTTTCGTGCCGCAGTTTTCCAATCCCAAATACCCCATTCATGCAAATAGTCCATTGTTCCTTCAAACCACAACTCCATACCTTTTACAGAAGCACCTGTTGGCACAGCAAATGGAACTTCTGATTGACCACCAAGCGGAACATCGGGAAGAATATCTTTAACCCACGCTTGTGTTAAACCAATTACGTGACCATGCCATGAGTCGGGGTTGACGTTTGTGTGGTTAATGCCTGCGCTTTCAAGTTCTTTGAACTTGGCAAGCGAAATATCTGGAGCATCAGATGTTGATGCATGCCCATTTAACACGGCTTCAATACCAGCATGCACAGCAGTACCAATAGCAGCACTATCGTTTTGTGTTTTAAACTCTGGTTGCACGACGCCAAGTCGTGCTCTTTCCGGACACAACAACATGTCTTTTAACCAAGACTGTCGTACAAAAACCCTATTGGTTTCTTTTTCAATTCTCATTAGAACCTTCCTTAAGTCGTTCAACCTTACCACGCCGACCCTTCGGTTGGCGTGGTACTTGTTCTTTGCCCCCCGCTATTGGGTCTCCGCTACCCCCCTGAAGGGGGATTATATAAAAACACATTTGTGTACGGTCTGTCAAGCATTTAGGTTCAACACCAACACCCCAAACTATGTTTGCCATGGAAGCCACCCATTGCCGTGCTTTCCATCTGAATACAGCCATATTAAACGGGCTGATAACAGATTAATTCGCGGATAAAACAATTCTTCACAGCTTTTTAAAATTCCAAAAGCTTGCAAGTATCCGTTTGGATACCATTTTGAAGGCTTACACCAATAGGCATTGATTTGAAGAAGTCCATATGAGCCACCATTGGGGTCTTCGCTGTAATGAACAGCCGTATAACAGCGAGATTCACGGTGCATAATATGGTCGAGCATTTCTAAATCTTCTTCTTGCCAACCTGTGTCAGTAGCTAACTGTGCCCATTGCGGACACAACATATTATTAGGCAACCTAATAACATCTTTAGGTGGAATAGGGATAGGTTCAACTGGGTCAACAATTACATCAAAAGATGTAATTGTTTCATTAGGGGGTCGTGGAACGGCGTTCCGGTAGCCCGCAAGTTTGGGTGGTGTCAATAACCACACAACACCCGCAGTACAGGCAACACCTACAATAAATCGTTTCAACATTATTATCTCCTAGTCAAATATGCGTTTTCTGGGTTTACGATGAGAACCAAACACAACACCACCCCAAACACCAATACAATGATGTTTGTAGGCAAAGTTATAACATTCTTTTTGAACCTTGCATTCACCACAAATTTGTTTAGCATTGTAAACATTTGTGCCAGGCCCACTAGGAATTTTACCTTTAGTAATAGCAGGAAAGAACCATTCACTAGGACAATTTTTACAATTAGCGTCAGCGTAAATAGGTTTTAGTTCATTGTACATTTTTTCACTAAGTATTTGTTCTTGTTTTGTTTTTTCCATCACCAACCACCCATTTCTTTAAATGATTTACCATTAACATCCCAACCCGCATCACGAAGAAGTTGCGACATAATTTCACAACCGGACTCGCGAACATAAGAACGAAATAGTTCTTCTATGTCTTCTAATGCGACACAAGCCATTGCGCCTTTGAGATGTGGCATGCAATCACGCACATCGCTATCTGTAAACGCTACAGACATTTGTATTGCCGCATGACGGTTTTCCATAATTGCTCCTTTAGTATTTTGTGATTTGATTTATCATGAATATTGTTGCACAGATAAACACAAGAACTCCAATTGTAAATATCATGGCATTTCTTCTGCTTTCTCGTACAACCAATCAATACTTCTTTTAACCCAATTTTCAATTTCAAGTATTTCATCATCGTCATATGGACGACCACTTGGATTATTTACATATTCATTAAGTCCATTATATATATAGTCAATAATTC